GATGACTGTATCGAGTCTCAAATAAATGATTACCTAGCTTGAAGAAAAAATCTAGCTTATGAACATCAACATTATCAATCTTAGGAAGAGGTATCTGTTTGCAGTTTGTCAAACATCTGTCTCCTATTCTTTAGCAGAGGTAAGAACGGGACTGCTGATTTCTCAAAAACCATAGGATCAGCTCCGTCAATAGTCATTATGATTGCAACGTCTTGAATACCTGTTCCATACATCTCATTGTGCGCAACTGCGTATGCACACCCCTGGATATAATAGTCTGTAATTTGCTTTTCGTTTTTCTTTTTCTTACTGGTCTTGAAATCAATAATGGTGGGTTTTCCTTTCCAGATACCCACCATGTCCGTCCGCCCAGCGTAACGATACTTATTGGACCATAACACTTGTTCTTGTCCCCAGATCTCTTCAACACCCTTCTCCGTTGCTCTAATCAAATCTCTACTCATTTGTCTAACATCGAGACGCTCATTCATAATCTCGTCCCAAACATCTTCACCGTTAAAGTGTCTTTCAGCATACTCGTGAACTAAGGTTCCTCGATCCGTTGCTTCTTTAGAGACTCGTGCTGCTTCTTCCTCGCCTACTCGTTCTTTCCATTTAATTAACCAGGTGTTATCAGCAGTTTTACCTAAGATAGTAGTGATAGATGGGTAAGATCCATCAGGAGTATGATAAGTTCTACCTGTTGGTAAAGTGTCAGTGTCAACTTCAGTTAGGTAGTTGAATTTCTTTGAGGTCGTCCATAGTGTTGACAATAGGTTTTCCTTTTGCGTTTAAGCTAGTATTGATGAGAATAGGAAATCCTTGTTGTCTAGTAATCTCAAGTATTTTCCAAATGAGAGGGCATTTAGTTGCATTGACGGCTTGTAGCCTGGCAGACATATCGTGTGTTTTAAAATTACCTCCAAGTATATCAGCAACAAATAACATTTCATAACTAGTTTTATAAACATTAAACCAGTTATGCATCTCTTCTTCCTGACAAATAGGCGCGTAAGGGCGCCAAGCATCATCAACTCTATTCTTATATCTATTTAACTTTTCAATGTTATCATTTGTTGGGGTACAGAGCAAGCTTCTATTTCCCAAAGCTCTAGGTCCAAATTCAGCTCGTCCATTAATAACTGAAACTATATCGCCTTTCAATATTTTTTCAGCATACTCCTCGGCCAGTAAACCGTTTGAAGCATTTACTCCTAAATATGCATTTTCCCAAATAGGTCTTTCAATTAGCGCAGCGGCTCCTAAAGCGCACCCAGCATCTCCAGCAGCAGGCTGAATTGCTATATCACTAAACCCAGAGTGCTTTATCATCTCAGTGTTGGCAACACAGTTTAATGCGACTCCACCAGCATAAGCTAGGTTTTTCATTCCTGTCTCTTTTTGTATCCATGTAGCTAAATTAACTAAGATATGTTCAGTAGTTTTTTGAACTGAAGCGGCTATATCCCAATCTAAAGCACCATAACCAAAACCACGCTCTAAGTTTAAAAGTAAATTATAATCGTTTTCATCATGGTGTAAAATCTTAGATTTTATAAAGTCAACCCATTTAGGCTGTCCGTAAGCAGCTGCAGCCATGACTTGTGATTCATCTGAAAGAGGTTTAAGTCCCAAAAGACGAGTAGCACTAGAATAAAATAAACCAATAGAGTTCGGATAACGAAATCGTTTAATCCAAGTAATTTGTCCATTTTCATAAACTCCTAAAGAGGTTGAATACTTGTTACCGACAGTATCAACAACCATTACAGCACACTCATACCAGTCAGTCATTAAAATAGAACTCATGGCATGGGCCTCATGATGATCTACTAAAACAGGTCTAGCGCGAGTATGTTTTTTAATATCTTCTTTAAATCTTTTATAGGTTGACTCTTCATAAAAAGCTGCAAATTCCCAATCTTCGTGAGGGTCATTCAACCAATCAATAGTATTTACAGGAAAAGAATTATCATATTTTTTGCGTGTGAAACGCTCTTCATGAGATGCACCTTCAATATGACCATTCTTAATCGAAGCTGCTGCGCTATCGTGATGATAGCAACTGACGCCGAGTATCTTCATCAAAGTACCTATTAAATAAGTTTTGTAAGTCTTTTTTAGTATTTCCTAAATAGTCTGGTGTACCGACAAAATCGACAAAGGCCCAGCGACGATTATCGACAATAGGCTGAATGCGATGAACCATAAAACAAGGAAAACATAAAGAAAGACCAGGTTGTGGGTATATTCTAGCTAATATAGTTTCAGGTTCTGGGGCAGAAAAGTCTGTCTGTTCAACTCTATCACCTTTAGGCGACCATGATCCAATCTCAAAAGGTTTGCCCTCTGTTAAATAAATTATATGAGTCCAAAATCTCTGTGGTCTTGAAGTAGTGAGTCTTTGATGAGCGTAATCAAGATTATCGAAATGCCACTCATAACCTTCTCCAGGTTTTAAAAGTATTGCAGTTTTTCCTGCAAAATCACATCTCCACTGGTGCCCATAGTAGGTGTAGTTCTCCTCACAAAACTCAACAATTTTTTTAGAATTTTTAGCGATCTTCTCATTAAATCCAATAGTTATTGCGGATTTCCAGTTCTGGTCAATGTAATTTCCCATCTATTCCATACCTCTGCTGCAAGTCTGGGTAAAAAGTGATTATGACCTGCTTGATTCATATGACCTCTTCCATCAGGGAAGTCTTTAACTAAGTCTCTTAAATAATATCTCCAAATAGATGGATGATCACAAACCATTGGATTATCTAGAACATTAGGTCTATAAATAGGTATTAGTAAAAGATTATCACGATTAGCATCAAGTAAAACAGACCTAACAAAAAGAGCATTAGTTCTCCAGTACCATGCTTGACGAGTAATTTTCTTAAACCACAAATCTTGAACAAGTTTACCCCAAATATCACCATGTCCCCAATGATACGGTAGTAAAAAGTCACCGTTTCCTCTTGGGTCAGCTCGATGATGATGTCCAATCAACCAAATAACTTTAAATTTATTGACAAGATCGTTATTTATGATGTATTCTGCTTGTGCATCTAATGTAACGCCAGGAAGTTCCCACCTGTTTTTAAGACCTAGTTGATCAAAAACGGGATAGGGAGCTTCATCACTTGGGATTGACCAAGAATTACCTACAACAAAGATTTCTTCATTAATGTTCATAGTTACCTGCGGAGACAGTTATACAGAAGGAGAAGGGCTTAAAAATAAGAATCAAGCCTACCCATACCTTCTATCTGATAATATCAAAAACTTAGCTCAAAGTGGTGCTTCTGAGTATCTTATTACAACACAAGTTGAGCAGGCTGTCAAGATGAAACCTGATTTAATTGTTGTAGGTCATACGAGCGAATGGCGGTGGCATGTCTGGGACTTTAGAAATGAAATAACTCAAGGTTTTTTGGTAGCTAATCATGTTCTCAGAAATGAAAAATATTACAAAAACTGGGTATTTTCTGAACAAATACTAGCTAATAGAAGAAAAAATACAAAAGAGCATAGAGCTGCATGGCATGCAGCAGGTATGTTATATTTTTCTAGCGACATTGAAGTTCAAAATTTATGGTCTTCTTTTGTGGCAAAACAGATTGTTGTAGCAAAAAGAAATAATATTCCGTTGATACATCATTGTTGTTTTCCTCATTTACAATATCGACTAGAAGAGTTAACGGATGATTTTGTAGAGTTTCACCTAGATCTAGAAAAACACGAAGACTTTGCTCCAGATGGTTCTCATGCAGGGGCAAAGTCTCATATTAAGTTAGCTAGTCTTATTAAGAGCAAACTTCCACCCACTCTTTAATTTCTTCCCATTTATCTTCTTCTTCCGTCAAATTCTGTTTTCTTACAATTGTTGCTACCTTAGTTATAGTAGCAACAGGAATTGCATATTCATCTTTTATATCTTTTTTAAGAGACGCGATCTGTTCTCTCATTGCCTCAATTTGAATCATCAAATCAACAATTCTGCTGATTTCTTGTCTTACTTCTTGCTTA